GCATCGTTTTTAGAAACAAGTTTTTTAGTTGTTGAATCAATATAGAGCGCAGTTTTCCCACTCTCTGGGGTACTCGGTGTTGTATCATTTTTTATAATTAGTTTTGTCATAAACTATGTCCTTTTATACTCAAATAAACTAAATCTCATAGAGATAATAGTGCTGTTGGTGTCAGTATCTCCCACAAAGTATAAAACATCTGTAGGTGACAATTTAAAAGATATTGGTGGCACAATTTCCATTGTATTCTCCACCCCTGTATCAATTGTTGCTCTGAATACTTCATAGCGTGTTTCAAACTCTCTATTAAATACATAGCCCTTGATTGTTACTCTAGGAGAGCCACCGCCTGAAATCTTATTAACATTAAACCAAAGATATTTTGCTACTCCATCACTATTAGCATCTGTATGGTAGATAGCTTGTTGAGTAGTCGATTGCCCACTAGGAATAATCGCTTGAGTAGTGGCACCTGTTGTTTCTGTGATAGTAATATCATTACCATTCGATTGATTAGAACCAGACACGGAGACAGCACACCTATTAATACCTAAGCCTGAAAAACTTGTTACATCACTTCCTGTATTACTTAGAACGTGTAAACCTATTGCATTTAAACCATCGTCGTCAACATATGCGAAGTATAAAGTTGTTGCACCTGTTGAGCCTAAGCCATCGGTCCCAGTGTTATATGTAATAGTAAACGTAGAGGCTGTAGTCATTGGAACAAAGTTCCCTGTAGTTGCCCATATAGTTTGTTCACCGCTTGCTGCAGCAAGGTCTAACCTATAACCAAATTTATTAAAACCAGTTACCCCTCCACGCCTACCGATTAAAACTTCATCAGTAAAATCCGTGGGTCTACTCGATTGAGCATCACTATCCCTTCCTAGCGTTTGATTTAGAGGGGCATTGGATGGGACAAAATCATTTCCGTAATAAGTAGTTAGCCTTAGGTATGTTTGAGCGCCCGTATCGTTTATTAATCTAACTCTAAAATATCTACCTAGCTTTACTGCCGTATGAAATTCAGATACGCCACTAGCTACTCTAAACCCCGAAACTGGGAATGTACTATCCCAATTAGTCCCATCGTTAGAGAAATCAAAATACAAAGTCCCATCGTTATCAGTCTTGAGCATCACCCCGGCTTGAGGTAAATCATTTTGTTCGCCTGTGCCTGTGTATGTAGCGCCACTACTTAAAGGCGTGGTCGTGGTGTTACCTGTAGAGGTTTCGCCAACACAATTCATGTCTCTAAGTAATGTCATAATCGGTTCCGTTATATATTAGAGAAAAACTTTCTAAATCTTTTATTATTGGGGACGCTGTGCCTTGGATTGTAATGTTTAAGGTATTATCGCCGCCACTTCTATTCGTTATTGTTATTGTAGAGCCTGTAATGGCATTGCTCAAGCTTGTCGTAATACCCGACACAGTTTGTCTAATGACTTCGTAAATTTCAATGTTTATAGTTTCTGTTTCTTCTGTGGTTTTAATTCTACTAGGTGCTTTGAAGTCTATTAATACCGCCTCACCATCAATAGTTAATACCCCATCAATAGTTAAAGAATCATAGACAAGCATCTGCTGATTAGTTGGTACTATGAGAGTTTTACTTACCTCTATATAGTTATAAGAAAAGTTTTCTGGGTCTACGCTTACTAGGTCAAACTTTCCTGTAAATGGGTTAAATTTTACGCCCATGATGCACTCGTAAACTCTGTGTCTTGAGCAACTGAGTAGTCGACCTGTATTGACTCATAAGCTGTCACTTTAGAGCTTGATTCATAATAATTATATGTAATTGTCATATTGCCATTTGTATAAATAGCCTCGACGTATTTAGCTAGTTTATTTACTTGAAACCCGTTAGCGACTTGGACACGAACGCTAGGGTCCTGACTATCGCCATCTATGAATTTCTTTTTTTCCATGTCTTGAATGACGCCCATTACTTAACCTCGTCTTTCTTAGGGAATTTAACTTGGTGTTCATTAATTTGATTTGAGTGAGGGGCGGCGTCGGCGTAATACCAACAGACCCATCGTTTCCCGTCCTTTTGAAAATCAAAGTAACGAAAGAAATGATTATGCTTTATATTATTTAATAATTGCTTACCTGATAGTTCACTTCTAGTTTGTGCCTCAAGCGACACAGCAATTAACGTAGAGTTTTCCATTTGATACCAATGTAAAAAGGGAGAGCCGAAGCTCCCCCATTATTATGAAACTATTATGGTGTTTCAGAAATTTGAACTTGTCTTTTACCACCGTCAAGAACTTCGAAACCTGCGATATAATCAAGAGAGTATCTTGTTGCAAGGTTAGCAAGGTCTGGTTGTGATTGAAAACGTGTTCCTGCTTGAATAGCAAAACCAACCGCAGAAGGATGCCAAAAACAAGCCTCTTGAGAAAATCCTGTATGTACAAGAACTTTCATTCCGTACACACGTCCGATTTCACCCTGCATGATAGGCTCGTTACTTCCATATTTCTCAGCTGAAATAAAGTTATCAATTGCAAGCATATATCTTTCTTGGTCAGCGCCTACGCCCATGTAACATTCTCTTGGGTCAATGTTTTGAGTAACTAAAAGCTCTCTTGCATTAAGAATGTCAGCAAGCTCAATGTCCTCGTTAGTGGCATCTGTGAACTTAATTAGGTGGTCAGGAGTAGAAGAAGAAGCTAAACGAAGTTCTGCGATAATCTTATTGTCCATATCAAGAGCAAGTCCTGCTGTGGCTTTCATAAGAGCATCTTGAACAACAGCAACGTTAGATTGAACGCCTGCAATGTCCTCTAAAAGAAATTGTACCACTCGGTGCTGGTCCAGAGAGATAGTATCTTTAGCGTAAGTAATAACTTGAGCATCAACTGCCGTGTTTTCTGACTTATCACCAACTGTAAATCCACCACTTCTAGGTAGAGCAATTGAAGCTGCGCCTGGAACTGCTAGGAAAGAGTAATCTGTAACTGTTGAAGCTAGTTTAGCTTGTTGAATTAAAAAAGTTTGTGCGAGTCTTGAAACTTCCTCATGGCTGTTTGCCGTTGTTTCCGTTACTCCCATTAATGCGTCTGCCATAATTTATCCTTTGTTTTTAAAAATTGATTCTAACGCTGAACCTAATTGCTCAGTGTTACTAAGTTTTTTGCCTTGGGGAGCCTTATTACTTGGAACCTTATTGAACTGATTCGCCTTTTTAACATCGAATAGAAAAGATTTAGATTCTTTAACTTTGTTGTAAGCTTCCTCGATTCCAGTGAAGCCACTTTCATCGTCGAGTAAAACTACCTCACCAGTTTTTAAGACTTGCTCAATCACATCGTCCACACTAGCGCCATCTGCAAGCGGCTTATCTATAAGCTTTGCAACGGTAAAGTTTAAATCTTTCTTGAGAGCTTTTTTAGAAAGGTTTTCAAAGCGCTCTAAGAGTTCATTATGCTCTTCGCTTTTTTTACCCAATAGACCTTTATAATTCTCTTGGTCTAATAGTTCTTTCTTCTCTCTTTCACTATTTGAATCTCTTAATGTTCTAAACTTATCTGCGTTCTCTTTTGATTGAGATAATAAGCGTTCATTGGTTGACTCAAGTTGTGCAATCTTGTCCATTAATGCTTTTGCGTCCACTTCTGTTGACTCATTCCCTTCGGTTTTAGTCGCAGCAGTTTGTTCGTTTTGTCCTTCGACATTTTCCATAATTTACTCCAGAACGTTCGTTCGTTTAAATAGTAAGTAATTTACTATCACTTTGTAAAATTCACTTTTTCTTTGTCACTTTCTTTACAGCGCCATTTAATATTTTCTTGATGAATTTAGTAAGTCTTATGTTAAATTCTTCATTCTTTGATGGCAACAGTTTACGTTGAGGCATCTTAGAAGTTCCCTCTTGGTGATACTTTGCGACCTTGTTGGTGAATGAAATCAACAGCCTGCCTAACCTATCCTGCTTTACCTTTATAGACTTGAGCATCTTACCACTCTTAAACATATCGACAGGACGCTTGCGCCCTTTATATTTAACGTCTGCGTAAGGTTTAAACGTATGCCCTTTAACTGGTGATTTACCTTGAATAATATCCACAATAATCTCGTCGGCTATTTCTTTTTTCATAGATTTAGCGAACTTCTTTTTAATATCCTTGGGCATATCTTTTAAGAATAGTTTTTTCTTGACCTTAATTGGCATCAATAAACTCGTCTAGTATCTCGTCGATGCCTCTAACAATTGATGTTCTAAACTGGTCCGAGCCTTTACCTTTAGGAACAATCGCCTCTCCCCCATCGTCAGGCAAGAAGGGACGAGCAGGTAAAGTGTCACCCACATTATGATTAAATCCTTTTGCCAATTCTTTTTCACTAGACGTTCTCATTTCTATCTTTACGCCTGCGACTGTGTTCTTAGATTTTAACTTAGGGAGCATATCTTCATTAAGGCGCAAATTTGCCTTAGTTCCCTTGCCTTTAGATTTCTTAAATTTCTTATAGTCTTTTGATAGGGCTTTAAACTTCTTGCCAGTAACAGGAGATTTAGAACCCTCGGTGTCGTTAAGTATAGCGTCTAATAAATAAACGCCCACTAATTCTTTAGCTTCCTTACGATTCGCCTTGGGTATTTTCTTCAACTTCGCTCTCAAGTCCAACTCGTAACTTATCTGGTCCTTCTTTATTGGCATCTTGTCCCCCGAATGAATCTAATAATATTTTACCCTGCTTTGCGATTTCTTCTAGCTTTTTAGTGGCATCGTTTTCATCTAGGTTAGGGTCAATGATTTGAAGCGCCTCAATCTTAGTGATTAGCCCAAGGTCTAAACGCATTTTAATATTCTCAAGAGTTTCTTTGTCTGAGATTTGCACCTTAGCTTTGGGAAAAATAGTTGTAAGCTCTGCGCTCCCTTGTCCAAGAAACTCATAGGCTCTAAGAATCTCTACAACTTCTTTTTCCATTTTAGAATAAACACGTTGATTGCCACTAATAATATCTGTTACGTCAGCCTGTGCAATCACTCTCTCAAGTCCACTAGAAAAAGTTTGGTTAGAGTTAACGCTTTGAGATTGCCCAAGGTGTTCCCCAGTTATATCGCCTGCGTAATTGTCGAGAGTTAATTTCATCCCTGCTAAGTCTGGATTAGGATTGATGTATTTAGCATCGGCTTGCACATCGGCACCCTCAATTATTGGGAGAGTCATTGCCGTGGTCATGCCTGTATGAATTGCTTCTGTAATCATGTCCTCGGGCATTGTAACAACTAGCTGCCCATAACCCTGTAAAGCGCAGGCGGTGAGGAAATCGGAATTTAAAACATTATATGTAATTGATTGCTCTGTAAGTTGGTTAACGAAAGGTAAGTCGTTAGATGAATTTTTAGACCTATATACGAACGGTAAGCGTCCCAAGTCGTTAATGCCTAACTCATTTCCTTCTATTTCCATACGCTCGATAGAGGACTTACTAACACCTCTAATTTTCTTTTGAGTAACTCTCCACACAGCATGAAAGTCATTAGTCCACATTGCATAAAGTTTAGATTCTGCGCTTGAGTCGTCTTGATTCTCACTTAGGTTTTGTTCAATCCCGTCTGCGTTTGAATTTCCATTATGGGTAATTGTTTCGCTTGGGTAATTAATAACGACAGCTTTCAAGTCGCCACTATCATCATCTCTTTTAACAAAGCTTTCAAAACCTTTTAAAGAATGAAAACTAGGCTCGTCATTGATTGAGTTAACCCACAAAAGCCCATAACGTTGACGGTTATAATCTCTATCGAACTCAGCCATGCGAGAATCAAAATCACTCTCGCTTAATAGAGTATTCATGTCGTCGGTCTGTGTCCCAAGATTTCGAACAGGGCTCTCTTTATATGCCTTGCTAAATTTCGATAACACTTTGTTACTAACGCTTATGTCAGACACACGCATTGATGACCAAGATTTAGGGAATAGTTTTTGTAAAGCAGAAAGAACGTATTCACGTTGACCGCCCTCAGAAACTTTGTAGCCTTTATACTCTTGACGCCTACGCTCGGAGAATTGCTCACTCTCAATTTCATTAATCAATGCACTCGCAACGCTATATTCTCTAATGTCCATTTTAACTCAGCCTTATTTTAGATTGTCGATTAGTCTTTAGTGGTAAAAAGTGGTGCATCATATACGACCACGCATCTGACGCATGACTTAAAGTTATGTCGGACTTGTCCACGTCTTTTCCGTCCTCTTTCCATGCCATCAATTCTAAATCTCTTATTAATGTCTTGCAACTCGGGTCGATAATACATTTTTCGTGATAAAGATTTGATTGAGCAGCGATGATTCTTGACTGAACTGGTGGGTTTCTAAATTTCTTTGTTGCTAGACCTGCGGCGGCAAAATGTTGATAATTAGTTCTATCAATGGCGACGTCTCTTTTATTATTCCCTGTGCTATCGCCAACAACAATTGCCATGGGGTATTTTGAAAAGACACGTTCTGCCATTTCCCTCGAACCTTGGAACTCTAAATGTTCTTCCCCGATAACATATACGATGCCATCCCTGATGAACCCATATACTCCGCAATAATGACTTATGTTATAATCTGTGAAGAAGAACAACTGTTCCCCATTCCATTCACTACGACAA